CCTGCTCTCCAAAGATACTTAATAGCGTTACCTATATTAAAATTTCTATGTCTAGTTATTTCTAGACACTCAACGCCAGATGGATCGCTAGTATAATGTTCTGGATGACTAACTTGATCAACTGTACTTTTTAAATGATCGCTCATGATCCGCCGTGATTACCAAAATATTTCATAAATTTTGGATATTCAATAACATCTGGATCTACCCACCAGTCTTCGTGCGTATGTTTTTGAACTAAAGCATAGCCTAAAGAATTTAAAATTTCTCTTGCTGCATCTCTTTGAGGTTGCAATTTAAAATGACTACGCATGTCATGTTCAAATGTAATTACTGAAAACCTATAAGTATTAAGTGGAATGGCAAGAAGTCCTAACAAAGAAAGATGTGGATTTCCATTTGGTCTGCCTTTTAGATCATATCCAGCATCAATATCTATTTGTAAAAAATCAATTTGTTTTGGAAAATTGTTTTCTTCAAAATACTTAATATAATTAAATTGTGTTGCATCGCCAAGAATACATGGATTTTTTCTATTTGCAGTTATTTCTGCATGAAGTTTAGGACTAATTTCAAAAGATACACCTTTCCAACCATAGATATTTTCTAAATTATACGTATTGCTTATAATTTTTGAATGGTAGGCTCCTAGTTCAACGTAGTATCCATTTCTTTTTTGATCTAAAATATCAATAACAAAATTTTCTGCATGGCTTAATCCCTTATTTGGTTGATCCAAATTTAATATATCATAGGAATTATATATATTTTCCTTTGAAATTATGCGTTTATTTTCATTCATCTTTTTGATCTCCTTAGTTTAAACTTAGCAAGGTAGACGTAAACAGTCTCCACTGTGCATCCACACTCCTTAGCAATCTCTTCTGGAGTCTTTTTGTCGATAACATATCGTTTACGCATAAAGACTTCTGATGTATACAGTTTAGCAGCCATATCGTTATTTGTCAACTTCTTGCTCAAGGATATCATAATTGTATGCGTTTGAGTCTTCAAGCATCCATTTGTCATAACTTTCAACATCCCACTTATTTGTATTAATAAGTCTTTGTATTACTAGATCTTTTTTTGTTACAAACGATGGTTCTTTTAATCTTACCCTGTTATTTGGCTGTATTGCAAAGTTTCCATCGTCTCTTTGAATTACGTGCCCACATTTATGCTGTCCTGGATTTTCAGAATACCCATCATCTAAAATGTTTGTTTCTGGACTATGCCAATCAAGTGTAAACAAATATTTTCCAGGTACATCTGTTTTGTTTCTATCAAGATAAGACATTCTCATGTTACTTAAGTTTTCAAATTTTGTAACTGAAATATATGGACTAAAAGAATTCCATAAAACTAAATTATGAATTGGTTCTTCTGGAACATCTGGTTTTGTACAGAAGGCATTAATTGGCATTCTCCACCAAATTCCACCATCTTCCATTAAGAAATGAAATAGTGGACTTCTGCTTTTAATACTTGAAACTCCAAAGATAACACATGGAAAATACTTGTCATGACTATCCTCTTGATCTCTTAAAAAATTTCCACGAACATAACATTCTATTGGTGGTATGTTTGCATTTAACTCTGGCATTACTTGTCAACTCCCATTGCTTTATCCCAGTTTTTTATAGCCCAATGTCCAATGCCACAAGCATCTGCTACATCGTTGTCAGTTATAGATCTATCATACTGCATATTAATAAACCTTATTGTTCTTTCTTTGCGTAAATTTCTTTCATAGGTTTTATACCAAGACTCTGACTTTCCAGGATTGGCTGATCGTATAGCAAACTTTTCATCTTTATCAATCTTCTTATTACCAATAAAGTTTTGCCAAGTTATTGGAGAAACTGTTCCTATAACTTTTGTGCCAGTTAATCCTGCTGCTCCTAACAAGGCCCCTTGAACAAGTGCTAAATCTGCAGCAACTTTTGGACTATTCATAAACACGGTATGTTCAATAACTATGGCTTCAAACCCTCCATAATGATCTAAGAATGATTTAGTTTTATTGCATGCATCCATAACTTTTTCATAATTTGTGTTACCCTCAAAGTTAATCTTGCCAACTGTTCCAAGAATTTCATTTTCAAATAAAGCAAATGCAAGGCTGTTTGTACTAGCATCAATAGCGCATATATTTTTTGGCTTAACAGCAAAGCCCCATTTATTCTTGTTCATATTGCATATAACCTTTAATTTGATTAAGCATTCTGTGTAATTCTTTTGGATCTACCGTGCAATTTGGACAATAGTTAACGTCGTTGTACATTGAAAGGGTAGTTCCACAACCTCTGGCACATTTTCTATCTTTGCCAATTCTTTTTTTTCTTTTATTTAATGCCTGCTTATTAGCAATTTTTACTTTTGTTGCTTCAGTTCTGCAAGTTGGACTACAGTAAATTTGATAACTTACTGTAGCATCAAACATGTTCTCGCACCAACTACACGGCTTCACTTAGACCCTCTAGTGGAGCAATTTTAATTACTCCTGGTCCTGCAGCAGCGCAGGCTCTTTGAACTGGACAACTCTTACAAATTTTTGAATTTGCACGATAGTTTTTATTAGGAAGAGTTCTATCTTCCCAAGCCTTACGTACTGTTCTTAGCCAGTTGAATGTATTATCTATCCACTGTCTGTAATAATCATTTACACCTATTGGAATTGCAAGAAGTTCATGGCTATTTTTATTTTCATATAATAAAACCCCATTCTTCTTGTTAAGAATTTTCATATATAGTAGTATTTGAATAATGTGACCCTTTTTAGCCTTATTCATTCTCTTATAATACTGAAATGCTTCTTCTCCAGTTGTTTTAATTTCTAATACAACCTCTTCGTCATTAATAACTAAGATGCCATCTCCATAGCCAAAGATTGGAGGATCTTGATTACTAATTTTAAATTCAGTTGTTGGCTTCCCAGTCTTCTCATCAGTAAAGATTTTTGCAATTCCAGAATTCATAATTGCATCTTGAATTCTTCCATGAGATAGAGTTCCATTGCCCATATTTGCAGCAGAGAATGGAGTGGTCAAATCATCAAACTCGTTGCCGTCAAAGGCTAAGTACCAATACCTAGCACATTCACCAAACCCATAAGCAATTGCTGATGGGGCAAATGTTTTCTTTTGAACAAACTTTGTATCACGACCCACAAGATAGCCTTTTTCAATAGCCTCAACTAAAGATTTAGTATCTATGTGACTTTCTATCTTTGTTTGTTTTACCATTACTTGTTGTAGTAAACTTTTAGTCATTATATTCCTTTGTTTAGACAAGTATACACTATCTGGTGATATATTTCAATGCTGAGACTAAATTGTTTACTGCTTCTGCTGCAGTATAGTAAATGTTTTTCTTTCCCCTGTTACTTTTGTCAACATTTGCCATCCAAGTTGCCTTTAATGCCAACTTAGCAGCAATAGCCTGAAGTCTAACAATTTCTAAGGTTGCAACTTGAATAGGAATGTCTGGTTTAATAATAAGTTTAGCAATCATAGTCAGTGCAGTTGTAAGATCTTCATCTTGCATGTACTCTGCTATGTCTGATAGATCATTAAGTTGTTCTAGTGTTGTATTGTTTTGTTCCAAAGTTTAACTACTTTCTATTTATTTTAACAATGAGTTTTTTTTGTAATATTCTTCTTGATATCTTAAAAAGTTTTTATTTTTAACCCAAGAATTCATTCTTTTTTCTCTTTCTTCTTGGGCTCTTGCTACAAAATTTAACTCTTCAAAATCTTTTCTTGTTGAAAAATGCATAGTTAAAACTTCAGTATTGTCTCCATCATTAAATAATATTGGATCTCTCCAATGAATTGTACCTGCACCCCAAAAAATAAGAAGGTCTCCATATTCAAGATTAAATTCATCTTCTTCAATAATAATTGGCCAATCAATATTTTTATCTAATTGATAATCAAACGTTAGTTTACTATAGTAATTATCAGAATCAAAATGTGGTGGAAGTTTTGGATTTACATTATCACCATGAATTTTATTATAACTTAAATAAGAATTATGACTCATAAAAACTTCTTCACCAACAATCTCACAAGCAAATGCTTCAAGTTTTTTTCTTATTTTTTCTGGATATAAAACTTCAATTTGCATTCTTGACAGTTTTTGTATAACAAATGGTTTATAAAATTCAGGCAGGGAGTCGTCAATTTTTTCTTTTTCTACAATTGCCAATATTTCATCAAGTTCTTCTTTAGTAAAGAAGTCTTTTATAATATGTGGAGTTATGCTATTCTTAGGTTTATAATTATCTAGATACATAT